AACTAAAAAGACTGCAAGGCAAGTTTAGAGCTTATCTGCTTTCTCTCCAGATTGGCAAGATCTCATTGAGAGAGCATTGCTTCTTTGATCTCGTTGGGAAAGATTTTCTATTAGAGTTTTGTGAGATCAGAAATAAAATCACTGAACATGTTTTTGAAACTTTTGAAAAGCCAGAAAACTATTCTTATCTAGATCAAGCCTACAAGCTTATTCATAAGATTAAGTATCAAGAACTAAATCTCAACATCGATGACTGTCGCCATCTAATGACTACTAGCACCGATAGAGAGGCTATTCAAAAGATCTTAAATCACAAGAAGCACTACATTGACTATAATCTTTTTGGAACTGTCACAGGTCGTCTGACAACCTTTAAGGATAGCAATCCAATCCTAAACATGCGAGCGAGATTTCGTAGCATTATTAAGCCAACAAATGATTGGTTTGTTTCTTTCGATTATAATGGCGCAGAAATCAGAACCTTTCTCTCGCTTTCGGGACATAAACAACCGCCCCAGGACATTCACATGTGGAATGTCGATCATCTTTATCAAGGGAGAAAGATAAGCAGAGAAGATGCAAAAACATTGTTTTTCTCTTCTTTCTATAACCAGAAGGACTTCTCATTGAAAGATTCGTTCTATGATCGTGAAAAGGTTTTAAAAGAGAACTATTCAAATGGTAAAGTTAAGACTCCATTTGGTAGAGTGATCAATGCTGTTGAAGAAAAAGCTTTTAGTTATTTGATTCAAAGCACAACTTCTGATTTAACAATCGATAGAGCAGTTGAAATAGATAAAGCTCTTGAGGGAACAGAGTCAAAGGTTGCTTTCATAGTTCATGATGAGATCGTTCTTGACCTCAAAGAAGAAGATCGTTATAAGATCCCAGATCTCAAAGTTATTTTTGAAAACAACAAGCTTGATAAGTTTATGAGCAACATCAAGGCTGGAAAGAGCTATGGTGAGATGAAGGTGTTAAAGCTATGATTTCTATTTTTGGTATCGGCAAAGCTGGCACAGCTATAGCCCAACTATTTCAAGAACACAAAGAGTATAATGTCTTTTTATTCTCGAATGAACAGGAAAACACCAAATACTCTCGCAGATTACCCAAAGTAACAAAGCCAGAAGATTGCGAGAACCACAAAATAAACCTAAAAACACACAAAACGATTGAAGCTGTACAAGATCGTATTCAAGTTTTTGTTTGTGGTTCTTCTTTTTCTGCAAACTACACCTTGGCTCTATTAGAAAAAGTAAAAGACAAGCAAATAGACATCTTTTACATCCAACCAGATGTAGATCTGCTAATAGGAGACACTAAACTCCAAGAAAGAGCAATCTTTGGGATTCTTCAGCAGTATGCCAGAAGTGGTTTGTTTAAAAGCTTTACGATCTTCTCTAATCCAGCCCTTGAAAGGATTATTGGAGACATTCCGATAAAGAAATACTTCGAGACCATAAATAAAAACATCTACTATGCTGTGCATTATTTAAATGTCTTTGAGCACACAAGCCCCCTGGTTGGAAACCTTTCTCCACCCTCAGAAGTGCAAAAAATACGCTCTATTGGTGTGCTATCAGTTGAAAAACTTTCTGAAAATTGGTACTATAATCTAGAGCATGATCGTGATGTTTGTTACTATTTATGTATAGCAACCAATCGTCTTGAAAATGATGGTAAGCTGCATTCAAAGATAGTTGAGAGCTTGAAAAACAAGCCAAGAAACGCTTTTAAAAATGTTACTTATGCTATCTATGAGTCACCATACGAAACCGACTTCGGTTTCTGCGTTGCACACACTAACTTCATTCAGAGCGAGAAAAATACTTGACAGCCGAGCTAGTCATGTTACATTAAAGAAGAGCAAGGAGGAAGCTCTCAACATGCCTCCAAAAAAATCTCTTGACAAGCTGAGTTGAGAGTGTTAACTTGAGATAACAAGGAACGCTTGTTATACTATAACCCAAAAAGGAGATAATAATGGGAATCAACATGGAACTAATGCGTAAGAAGCTAGCTACTCTACGCGGAGATAACAAGGGTGATAAGCCTTCTATTTGGTTTAAGCCCGAAGAGGGAGATACTGACATTCGTATTGTCCCGACTGCTGATGGAGACCCTCTAAAGGAGGTTTTCTTCCACTACAACATCGAAGGTCATCGTGGTGGCATTATGTGCCCTAAGCGAAACTTTGGAGAGCAGTGCCCTATTTGCGACTTTGCTTCACAGCTATGGCGTGATGGAACTGATAACAATGATGAAGAGACTAAGAAGCTTGCAAAGTCACTATTTGTGCGTACTCGCTACTTCTCCCCTGTAGTTGTGCGAGGCTTTGAGGATGAGGGCGTAAAGGTCTATGGCTATGGTAAGACCGCTTATGAGCTACTTCTAGGTTACATTCTAGACCCCGAGTATGGTGACATCACTGATACTGAGGCTGGAACTGACATTACTCTAACCTACACCAAGCCTACTCGTCCTGGCGCTTATCCTCAGACAAATCTCAAGATGCGTCGTAATACGAGTGCCCTTCTAACTGATTCTAACGCCATCCCTGGTCTACTTCAGAACATGCCTAACATTGATGAGCTTTTCACTCGTCACACCCCTCAGGAAGTAAGCCAGATTCTGGATGCTATGCTTTCAGGTGATAACTCCGCAGAGTCTCGTTCACGACAGACTACTCAGTATAACCAAAGCTCAACTGTTGATCAGGCATTCAACGAGCTAATGTCAGGCTAAGTAAAAAAACCCATTAGTTGACGACTCCCACCCGTAAAAAGGTGGGAGTTTTTTGTTGCATCTTTACTATAGATGTGTTACATTTATTAAGAGCTTAGGCTCAAAACAAAGAAAAGAAAAGTAAAAAATAAATTAATTTAAGGAAAGTATTTGTATGGCAAAAACTAAAGCTGGTCGTGTATCCATGGACGACCTGAGGGCAATGATTAATAAAAAAGCTGGTCGTAATGTTGCCCACGACCTAAGAGGAGAAAATCCAACAGAAGTAAAAGAGTGGATTCCAACTGGTTCTCGCTGGCTAGATTCTATTATCTGCAAAGGAAAGCTTGCAGGTATTCCTGTTGGTAAAGTAACAGAACTTGCTGGCTTAGAAGCAACTGGTAAGTCTTTCTTGGCTGCACAAATAGCAGCAAATGCTCAAAAAATGGGTATTGGTGTCGTTTACTTTGATTCAGAGTCCGCGATTGATCCTGCCTTTTTGGAAAAAGCTGGATGTGATTTATCTTCGCTAATGTACATTCAAACCCCCTCGGTGGAGTTTGTTCTTCAAACTATTGAAGATTTGCTAGGCGCTACTTCAGATAAACTTCTTTTTATCTGGGACTCTCTTGCTTTCACCCCTTCTATCTCTGATGTTGAAGGAGACTTTAATCCTCAATCATCAGTTGCAACAAAGGCAAGAATCCTTGCTAAGGGAATGTCAAAGCTTATTGTTCCACTAGCTGATAAGCAAGCAACTTTTCTTGTGCTAAACCAGCTAAAGACAAACATCCCACAAGGACCGATGGCTCGCCAGATTGCAATGGTAACCCCATACATTACCCCTGGTGGAAAAGCTATGCATTACTCTTATTCTCTTAGAATCTGGCTAACTGGTAGAAAGTCTAAGTCTGCTTATGTCGAAGATTCAAGTGGATTTCGCATTGGTTCCGAGGTAAAGGTAAAGCTGGAGAAGTCTCGTTTTGGAACCCAAGGCAGAACTTGCACTTTCCGAATACTATGGGGAACCGATCATGTAGGTGTGCAAGACGAAGAAAGTTGGTTTAACGCTCTCAAGAACTTTATGCAAAACTCTGGTTCTTGGTATACCTTTGAGCATGGAGGCTACAGCAAAAAGTTTCAACCTGGAAAGTGGACTAGTTTGCTAGAAGAAGACCCAGAGTTCAAGAAGCATGTCATGGACTTTATGAATGAAGTAGTAGTTCAGAAGTTTGACAAACGAGAAGGCGAAGCTTCTGACTTTTATGAAATAGAGAAAGAG